CGATGAGAGGACTGTCGCTGATATATGGCGTAACGAAGGCTTTTTGGTCAAAGGTGCTAAGACGAACTCAGTGGCCGCTAGGATCGCAGCAGTTGATAGGTTTATGACACGCGTCGTCGACGGTAAGCACGGAGTTGTTATCGACCCCGAAGGTGCGCTGCCACTCGTACAGGCGTTAGCGGGTAAGTACCGTTACAAGATAAATACGAAAGGTGTGAGGGATGAGAGTCCTGAAAAATCGCACCCATGGTCGGATGTAGCAGACGCTTTTCAGTATATGTGTCTACACGCAGACGGCGGAGAGACCTTTGGTGGCATGGCTTCAATGGACGAACGGCGCGAGGTGGTTAAGGTATCATCACGAGGTTGGACGTAATGTGTTGACCTGTTAGCAGATAAACGCTATGGTGTCCATAGTATCGCACATGTGAGATAATATTTAATGGCACTAGGTTCGCAACTTATTCCCGTTGCGCGTGCCTCTGACCTAGAGGCCGCAGCACAGAGAGAGTCTGCTCAAACGCAGATGACCCCTATGGTACAAGGTCTTGCAGCGCATGTCCGCCGCCGGTGGGAAGTGATGCGAGATCATAAGCGCGACACAATCGAAGATCGGTTGTCGAGGTGCGTACGTGCAAGGAACATGGAATATGACCCAGAGAAGATGGCAGAGATACGTGAACAAGGCGGCTCTGAAATCTTTATGGGTATTGTTAGCACTAAGTGCAGGACTGCTACTGCATGGTTGCGCGATACACTTCTAGGTACCGGGGCTGACAAGCCTTGGTCCATTTCAGCTACACCAATTCCCGAAGTTCCACCTGACGTTGAAGCAAACCTACAACGTATTATGCAGATGAACCTACAGCAGTACTACGCTGCGGGTAACGAGCCTATCGACCCTATGGAGCTAAAAAGCCTAGCGGGCGGCATGAAAGATACTGCTACACGGGCTATGAAGCACGAGGCGGAGAAGCGCGTTGAGCGCATGGAATTGAAAATGGAAGACCAGCTTGCAGAGGGCGGCTGGGTAAAAGCTCTCTACGAATTCACGAACGATCTAGCGACATTCCCGTTCGCTGTTATTAAAGGTCCGATCCCCCGCAAACGCAAAGCCATGAAGTTCATGGACGGCGGCTTAGCCGCTGTTGATGTATTACGTGACGAGTGGGAACGCGTTGACCCTTATAAGTTCTACTACGCTCCTTGGGGCGATGACATCCAAAACATGCCAATCATGGAGCTTCACCATTTAACACGTGAAGACCTTGAGGCGATGCTAGGTGTTGAAGGTTACGATGAAGCTGCCATACGTACGCTCCTCGCCGATTTTGGCGCAGGCGGGTTTGAATGGTTAGAACACTACGACAGTGAGATGGAGTCTGTAACCGACAAAGATTTTGATGACGCAAGTTCTGACCTCATTGCTGCGTTGCAGTTGTGGGACTCTATACCCGGCAAGGTACTGTTAGAATGGGGCATGTCCGAAGAAGAGGTAGACGACCCTCATAAGTCGTACCCTTGTGAAGTTTGGATGATTAACAACACGATTGTTAAAGCTGTCCTAAATTACGACCCTATTGGGCGTAAACCCTATTACCTCACTTCTTTCGAGAAAGTCCCCGGACGTATCGACGGAAACGGGGTAGCTGACCTTTGTATTGACGCGCAGAATATGTGCAACGCGGCAGCACGTGCACTAGCGAACAATATGGGCATCTCATCTGGCCCACAGGTCGGCGTAAACGTAAGTCGTCTCCCAGCAGGTGAAGACATTACTCAGATGTATCCTTGGAAGATATGGCAGTTTAAGTCGTCCGAATACGGCGATGCGTCTGCCCCTATGCAGTTCTTCCAACCTAATTCTAACGCAGGCGAGCTTATGGCTGTGTTCGAGAAGTTCATGGAACTTGCGGACGAAGTGTCAGGTATCCCTCGTTATATGACAGGCCAGCATGTGCCGGGCGCAGGACGTACGTCGTCCGGTCTGTCCATGCTTATTTCTAATGCAGGCAAGAGCATAAAGCAGGTTATCGGTAACGTTGACCACGATGTGATTACACCTATGCTCGAGCGCCAGTACCAGAGAAACCTAAGGTACTCGGAAGACCCGGATTTGATTGGTGATGTACAAATTATGGCACGAGGCGCGATGTCGCTTGTCGTCAAAGAGGCTGAGGCTGTACGTAAAAATGAGTTCCTCCGCCTTGTATTGGAAAGTCCGGTTGCGCAAGAAATTGTTGGACACACGGGTACGGCTGAACTCATGCGGGATTTGGCCGGTAATCTTAACGCCAATGTTGACCGTCTTGTCCCTTCTCGAGAAGATATTGAAAAGAAGCAGCAGCAACAGCAAATGATGCAACAGCAGATGATGATGCAGCAGCAAGCCCAAGAGGCGGCTAATTTGCAGGAAGATGGAAGTCAACAAGGTGGGCGGGAAGGTAACTTTATAAGCCCGCGCCCAAATGGACGTTAACGAGTCTATCTGTTGACACGTTGACACATATGCTATACTTTTAAACTATGATTGATTTGAATAGTGCCGATACCCAAGCCGTCAAAGCCCTTATGAGGTTTCGAGAACCCGGCAATGAAGCACTACTCAGGTTACTCGAGGCGGAGTTAGAGACCGCCAAGCTGAAGCTAGTACACGCAGCCGACATGGTACAAGTCCACCGGTTGCAAGGACGAGCGGAAGCATTTGCAGATTTACTGGAAGCTGCGAAAGACGCAGCCAAGGTAGAAAACCGCGCATATGCGCAAAATACGAGAAGCACACCATAACGGGAACAGCATACCCACGGGACGCTAGGAACAGAGTTGGTGCTTTAAGGAGAAAAAAATGGCATTGCCAAAACAGGTGCAAGCTCAGCTTGCTGAAGTGGAAGAACTAGAGAAAACGCTAACAGCCCAAACGGAAGAACCAAAGAAAAAGAAGGCAAAAGAGCCTAAAGTTTCAGAGGTAAAACCTGAGGATACCGAGGCAGAAGTACCAGTCGAAGCGGAAGTAGCACTTGAACCGGTAGAAGCAGAGCCAGCTGACACGTCACCGACGGACGTAGCGGACGAATTTGAGCAAAAGTACAAAACCTTACGGGGTAAGTACGACGCTGAAGTCCCACGCTTGCATTCGCAAGTTAAGGACTTAACGGCTAAGCTAAACGATCTCACTGAGACTTTAGCAGCACAGCCCAAAGAGCCGACAAAGTCGAAGGAGAAAGTCAGTTATGTGACCGATGAAGATCGAGCCGAATTTGGTGAAGAACTGATTGACGTTCAACGTCGTGTTGCGCAGGAAGTTTCTCAAGAATACGAGGAACGATTTGAGCAACAAAGTGAAGTTATCGCGCAGCTTCAGAAACAACTGAAGCAAACCGGTAATCAGGTTGGAGAGATGAGCTTTTCTCAGAAATTAGCAGCGCTAGTTCCTGATTTTGCAAGCATCGACAACGACGAACGTTGGATTGCGTGGCTAAACGAGCATGACCCCATGCTTCGCGGACCTCGCAGAGATCAGGCGGCACAGGCGTTTAGTTCAGGGGACGCTGAAGCAGTAGCACATTATGTGAAGCTGTGGAAGGAAACCCTAGCGCCGGAAGTACCGCAGGAGCGTCAGACTCGCCAAGCCGAACTCGAGAAACAGGTCGCGCCGAATCGTTCAGCGAATTCCGCTAATACGAAGAGCGTGGGAAAAGATGTTAAGGTTTACTCCGAAAGGGAAATTGCAACAGCTTGGAACAAGATACGCACTTTGAACACGCGGCATAAGTACGACGAGGCCCAAAAACTTGAAGCAGAAATAACAACTGCGTATCTCGAAGGCCGTGTACGATAGTATATGTGTTAACGGGTAAGCAGCTGTTAGTAACCAACTAAACTAATAGGAGGCCATTATGGCTGCTGTATTCCCCGTCGTCGGATCAGGATCATTCGACACAAACCCGTCTTACTCTGGCGGTTTCATTCCACAACTGTGGTCTAACAAACTTAATGCTAAGTTCTACGCGAACACCATGATGACTGAAATTGCCAATACCGATTGGGAAGGCGAGATCAAAAATCAGGGCGACACTATTCGCATCCGTACCGCACCATCAATCACAATTAATGATTATGCTGGCGCTGGTACAACTCTTACCTCTGAAGTTCCTGCACCTATCTACCTAGATATGCAGATCAACAAGGGTAAATACTTCAGCGTACAGGTCAACGACGTACTTGCTCACCAAGCCGATATGGACTTGATGAACATGTTCACCGATGACGCTGCTAAGCAGTTGAAGATCAACATCGAAAACGAATGTTTCTTTAACTGGTTCGTTACTGAAGGCGCACACGCTGATAACGCAGGCGGCACTGCCGGTGCTTTGTCTGGCGAGTACAACCTCGGTACTGACGTTGCTCCAATCGACCAAGCTACTCCAAAGAACGTACTGGATTCGATCCTTCGTATGTCAGCTGCTCTTGACGAGCAGAACGTTCCTGAAGATGGCCGTTGGTTGATCCTTTCGCCATTCGACCGCCAGCTGCTCATGCAAACTGACATCGCTCAGGCGTACTTCACAGGAGATGCTTCAAGCACCATCCGTACTGGTAAGATCGGTATGTTGGA